GGAGCCAAATAATTTCACCATTTGCGTTTAAATTACTTCCTGCATGAAAGCGATACGTCATAGTAGTTTGACTACCATGCAACGTAGAATCTAAAGCTAATTCAAATAATTCAATAATTGCAGATGGATTTGTACTCTGCAAATTATCAATAATAGGATCTAAGCTCATGGCTCGAATACTTCCCTAAATGTTGCTGAAATAGTTGCTCTATTTAGATAAGGAATAGATTTATTCCATGCCTCGCATACAAATTTAGAAGCCGAACCTTCTCCAGGTGGTGTGTAATCAAAACTGGCTTGATCTAACGCTCTAGCATCAAGAAATTCTTCTATTTTGTCGGCATCTGATTCAGAAACTTTGAATACCAGTGCATATATTTTTGGATTGGTATGTGCATCTAGCCCAAATAAAATCCGATGCTCATAACCATCAGCAAAACGAACTGTACGTTTCTTTGGATTAGATCTTTTTTGAACTCCGTATTGTGGAGTAGTACCCCCAGTCGAAGTTCCTACAGTTGCATCATTAAAAGTTGCCATTAACGTGTACCTGCTAAGAGTCCTCCAGGTCGTTGCTGATTAGCTATTTCAGCTTGAACTGCTGCTGCCAGCATACTTCCAAGTTGCTCAGCTTGCCCTCCATCTCCTTCTACTGACGAACCAGAAGCATCTACGTTTACAACAACAGAAGTTGAACCTCCTAGCTGATTATTGGGAGTAACAGTCCCGCTAGAGTTTGGAGTAAATAATTCTGGGCCTCTTTCTCCTACTAAATAAGATCCTCCTCTTTTAGCTGGCCCTCCAGTTGCTAGTTTTCCGCTAATACCAAAAGACCCTGCTGGTAAGTCATAGGGGATACCAGTGCCATAAGCTCCAGACTGCATTGGCGGGGGTGGAGAAAAGCCGCCTCCTTTTGCTGGCCCAAACGTATTACCGAGCCAACCACTAAACGAGTTCATTAACGGTGCGATGATCATCTGCCTAATCGCAATACGAGTCATATCAGCAATAATGCTATTTGCAAAGGAACGGAAATTCATTTTTCCCGTTTGAACGAACTGAACTAGAGCGTCTTCCATCCCACGGAAAGATTTCACCACTATGTCACCAACTTGACCACCAAAATCGTTCACGGTCTTGCCATATTGCTGCATTTTCTTAGCAAATGACTCTTGGAACTGAGCCGATGTTTGTGCGGTTATATCTCTCAACGCACCCATCGCTTCGCTTGCTTTTATTATTTTTTCAGCCGCTAGTTCTCCTGGAATCTCAAGCAAGCGTTGATTTAACTTCTCTATTTCCTCCCGTGCCTCTTTAACTTCTTTCCCTAGCCTTACATTTCCTCTTTTTGCTTTACCAGTAGCCTTTTCCATTTGGGCTTCTAACTTATCTATTCTTAAATTCTTAAGATCAATTTGAGCATTTATAGCGGCCACACTTGTCCCTTTCAAAGCCTCATTAAACTTTTCAGCTTTTCTCTTGTTCTGAACAAAGGCATTACCAGCCGCCGCTATTCCTAGCGTTAAAGCAGTTAATCCTAAAGCGATCGGCCCAAAAGCTGCTTTTGTTAAGCCAAGAGCAGGAATAAACTTGCGTAATAAGAAGATCCTAAAAGCTCGATAAATATTAAACAACTTCCAAAGAACAGGCACACCAATCCCCACCGCTGTCGTCACAGCAGCAAAAGCAACAGCCGTAGCCTTGACTGGATCAGGTAAATCTTGCACCCCTCGAACTAAAGCGGTTAGAGCTTGAGTGACCGCCACTGTTGCAGGAATCAAGTACTCACCCAGTTCAACGCTTAAATCACTAATTGCGTTTTGCAAGTTCTTAAATTGCTGTTCAGGTGACTCTTCCATCAGCTTTGCAATACTCGCTCCGCCGTCTTGTTCGATCTTCCTTAACGCATTGATAACAACTTCACTTGTGATTTTCCCTTCTGAAGCAAGCTTTTTGATTTGTCCAACGGGCTTGCCCATTTCCTTTGCAATCGCCTGAGTCAAAATCGGTAGCTGCTCCGCAATCGACCTATACTCATCACCTTGCAAACGGCCAGAGCCTAATGCCTGTGATAATTGCAAGAACGCTCCAGACGCTTGTTGTGCGCTAACTCCTGCAAGTTTCGTTGCAACATTGAAACCCATATATGTTGTTTCAATCTCTTTTAACGTCACGCCTATAGGTCTTAAACGTCCATAAATATCTGTGATACCGCTTAACGCTTCTGTCTGACTTAAACCAAATTTCTTTGCTGCCCTTGCTGACAAATCTTGCGCTGCTTCATTTTCACCATATTCCTTTGTCAATAGCCTCAATCTGATTTGCGTTTGCTTAAAGGATGCGGCCATGTTGGTCATGCGCCGTCCTGTTTCAACTAAAGCTAATTTTGTTAATACACCTTGAAGACCGCCGAAACTTTTCTTAGCTGCTAAATTTTGCTTCGCTAAACGTCCTGTTGCATTACCTAATTCACGAATCTTTCTTATCGCGTCTCTCGCGTCAACTTTAAATTTTACTAATGATTCAGCCATGCAAAGATTCTAGCTTGATCGCTTCTCGTAGTCAGATTTTAACTCGTAATAAGCCGCAAAAGCTATTAACTCAGCCTCAGTTATTTCATTTCGCAACCTTCCAACAGTCATTCCCAATTCTGTCGCCAAGAAGAACTCAAAGAAAAACCATTCGTCTTCTTCTAAAGCTTTTTTATTTCGCCAATCTCTGCTCCTTCTTCTAATCCGTTTAAGAACAATTCAAGCTCATTTAAAACTTTCTCAGGTAATTCTCTTTGCAATTTAATTGCATCGCCTGGAGAAAAAGCTTTGGTTCCATCTTCTAATTCTGCTTTGATGCAAAGAAGTTGAGTGCTTGCTTTTAAAGCATCATCACCCGCCGACTTCATCGACAAGACACGATCAGCACGGGTAATCGCTTTAAAGTAAAGATCAACAACGTGATTTCCTTTTGAATCTGTTAGTTCAAACTTACGGCGATCATTCAGGTCAAAAGCACCGCAGAGCAAATCAACGGTGCGATTTTTATTCGCAGACATAAAAAATTCAGGTCAGGTTCTTAGATTCTACGCTGCGCTAGTAATTGCGCCACAGGTCTGGAAGTTAGCGGTGACTTTTGTTAAGTCGCCAATCGCTGTTGATGTACTCATTCCAGTGATAATTCCTGAGAAGCTCCACTTTTTAGATCCAGAAGTGTCTATGTAAAGTTCAAACTGAGCATCACCAGCATCTTCAGTAACTAAAGCCTCATCAAGTAGGTTTTTAGTTTCGTTACCTGAAGCGGCTGAATAGTTAAATTCAATAGAGCCAGTGCCAGAGATTAAAGACCCAACATAAGATCTTGAAGTGTCTCCGTGGGTTGTTGTGTCAAGAACATCTTTAGAGATGTCAAGACTCCATGAAGTTGTTTGTGCAACAGCTTCCGTTGTTCCAGCAGAGTTCTTAAATTTTACAGAACCCTCTTCTCCTCTATAAAGAGCCATTTAATTAAAAGGAATGATGTGTAAAGTTTAGCCCTTATCGGACTTATCTACAGTTTTAACCTCGCAATTCTTTTTTTGATCTAAATATTGCTGGCAACGCGGATCGAATAACGCAGGGTTACGTTTCCCTTTCACCGCTTCAACCGCATCAAGTTGTTCTTCAGTAAGAGCCATTGCTTAAAGTTCTTCGATTACCTCAAATGTTACTCGCACTTGCGTCTGAAAGTAACCTTCAGGAGATGGAGATGACATGACTTCAGGCCCAATAGGCGGATCAAAGTAAACACCTGAAATATTTATCCTGTTATATAAGTCTCTAACACGCTTACCGATCACATAGTTATCACCCGCCCCTTGTCCTCTAGGAGTAAAGATATTGACGGACATCAAACCCGTTAAAGCATTACTTGAACCTGATGTCCCTCCTTGAGTGATATAGCTGCTACTACTAAAACTCATTGAACATTGACACCAGCTTTTATTGGGAGTCGGAATAGCAGGAACATTATTGAAAACAACTGTTACAGGTGGCGTTCCTGTTTCAAGCTCATCTTTCAAGCGGCTTTCAATCGTAGAACGAACAGTATTTAAGTTAGTAGCAGCCATTTAATTCGTTTCCTTTATGAATTTTTCCCAGTTGTAATCTATATACTTTTGCATCCCTTTTGCTATTCCTTCGACCCATGGTGGTGGGTTTTGTGAACTGCCTGTTGTTCCTGAAGCAACCCATGAAGCTGGTCGAGCTGTTCCATAACAAATTGGCTCTGCGTATTCCATATTGTTTGTAATGGTATAGACCGTATCTAATGAATGTTTTTTAGTTACGTCATAGTTTGCTTTTGGCCCTGTTCTAACAATCCTTACCGCATTAGTCGAAGAGTCTGTAATCATTCGCGGCGGTGAAGTATCTCCATATTGTTTGTTCTTTCCTGCATCAATAGGATTCGATGGATTCCCTGCCCCTTTTGAGATTTGCCATGAAGCTCTAAGCCTACCAGTATCAACAGGTGTGCCAACTTTTAAACGAGCGTCAGATTCTAAAACGGTACTTTGAAGCAACGCAGCCAAAAGCCCTTCAACTTTTTCTGGTATTTCTTCAATTTCCCATTGTTCCGTCATGCTCTTAAAAACAATTCATAGCTCAAGTCTATCCCCGCTTGAGAAACAGTCTTAACACTAATGATTTGATAAGTAACACCGCCATAAGCAATTCGATCAAAGGTTGTAGGAACATTGCTTAAGCTATTCGCCGCAACCATGCACTTACGATCATCAGCTTGAACCAAATCACTTACCTCCCGATTGTTAACGTCTGTAAAGACACCTTTAACCGTTGTATCTGTAGAAGAATCTCGAACCTTTCCTGTGGCTGCATTATATGAACCTGTCGAAACACGTTGATAAGTAACATCAACCCCAATGCCAGGGATTTGGTTTACTTTCTTCT